TGTCCCTGTTGGTGTGTGAACCGCATGAATGGTTGCACCTGCCAACACTTCTTTCTTTTCATTCTTTACAACACCTGAAATGGTTGAGGTTGTGATTTGTCCGAAACCTACCATCGTAAATGCTGCGAATACTAACGACAAAATTGTCTTTTTCATATTTGTTTTTTTGGTTAAAAAATAAAAGGGTGGACTTTGTCACACCCTTTGGGTTTAATTACTATTTTTAGTTTCTTCTACCGAAGCCGTTCTATAATCTGTAACCAATTTCTTAAGGTCACCAATTATGGTTCGGGCATTCTTCTGTGATACCTTTGTTGTCTTGCTGTGTTCTGCTTCAAATTTTGTCCACAAATCTTTCATCTGTTCAAACAATTCTTGCTTTTTGCTCATAATTTAGTTTTTATTGTTATGTAAATATAAGGAAAATATTTGATACTACCAAATCATCTCCCTCTTTTCTTCCGAAGTTCTAACTCTTTTAGGTAATGTGGTTTCCATTTATACTCAACCGAAATGGGCCCGTTTGGTTGTTTTTTAAGGTCATATTTCCATATCGAAGTAGATTCTTCATCTTCAAATATGTATTCAAATTTTTGAGGTTTTTCCGTTTTACTATTATTTTCTTTAGAGTTCTTTATACTCATACGTTAAAAAATTGTGGAAATTTAACAATAAGATAATCTGCAAATGCTTTGTGCATTTTTTCTGAAAAATGAAAATCTGCCTTTGTGCCATACTCACCATTTGTTTCTTCCCAAATATCATGTATCGTATGCCAAAATCCAATTTGCTTTGTTATTTGGTTTTTAGTTGTAATAATTTCGGATTCTATTTCATTTTCCCAACTCCATATAAAAAGTTCAAATGGTAAATATTCTTTTAATGAACATAATATCTCAATATAATTTTGTTTTGATGCATTTGATGAGTTAATAATATAATTTGTTTTTACTTTTTTATCTAAATCTTCAATTGAAATTCCTGTTAATGGGTATTCTAATTCAAAATCACTACCAATTAAATTATCAGGTTGGTATGCATGTGCACCCATAAAAAAATCGTGATGTTTTGATTTTAATTCTTCGTGATTTTGAAGTTCATACGAACAATGTTCTACATCACATATCTCATATCTTCTCGGCACTCTTACTCTAGCTAATGTGGGTAATACCAAAATTACAAAATCTTCTGAATTTATATCCTTTAAGTTTCTTAAAAATATATCAATTATTGTTTGAAAATCTCTACTGCTTTTCGATGAAACATAATAGTTTTTACCTTTAAATTTGCTGCATAGAATTTCAGGCCAATAATTTTTTTCTTTTGAAACACCTGTAAAACTATCTCCTATAATCCACAATTTACTCATATATCGAATTTCGTATTTGGATTTTCAACGTATCGAATATCATCTAATTCTTGTGGATTATCTCTATAAATTCTGTAAGAATCATCTTCAAAGTGTTCAGTTGAAACTTCAAATATTGATGAATCTTCTTCTAATGCGGTTAATTGGTGTGGTTTTCCTCTTTCTATATAAATTACATCACCTTCATTTATAACCATTCTGTGTAATTTTGTATTATCAATCCAATCAAATTGAAACCTACCGGATTGTACATACCAAGTTTCATTTTTAATCATATGGTAGTGCATAGAAAAATTACTACCTTCTTTTGGAAATACTAAAAGTTTTCCACAATATTGTTTATCATTGTGAATCCATAATTCGTAACCCCAAAGTTTTTCTACTTTTTTTGGTTTTATTATCATACTGCGAAACTTTCTCCACATCCGCAAGTTCGGCTAGCGTTGGGATTTATAAACTGAAAACCTTTACCATTTAAACCATCTGAAAATTCTAATTCAGTACCGAATAGGTATAGTAACGATTTATTGTCTACTAAAATTTTTACACCCTTGTCTTCTGCAATTGTATCGGTAGGATGTTGGTCGGTATCAAATGAAAGGTCATATGATAAACCACTACAACCACCACCCTTAACTGCCACTCTAACATAAGGAGTGGTAAACCCACTTTCTTCAATCAGTGATTTTAATTTTTTTGCTGCTGATTCTGAAACTGTAATCATATATGTGATTCTTCAAAAATTAATTCTTCTAATCCTTGCTTTTTTCTATAATCGTTTATTGCCGATTTAATTGCATCTTCTGCCAATACCGAACAATGTATTTTTACAGGCGGTAGATTTAGTTCTTCTACCAAATCCATATTATCAATCGTTAGGGCTTCATCTACACTCTTACCCTTCAACCATTCAGTTGCTAGGGAAGATGCCGCGATTGCCGAACCACACCCAAAAGTTTTGAATTTAGCATCGGTTATCACACCATCATTTACTTCGATTTGTAATCTCATTACATCACCACATTCGGGTGCACCTACCAATCCCGTACCTACATTCGATTTAGATTTATCTAATGTTCCTACGTTCTTTGGGTTAGAATAATGGTCTAACACCTTTTCACTATATGCCATATTATTATCTTATTTACTTTTATAAATATAAGTAAAATTATCCAATTTGCCAAGTCCTAATACCCAATTTATTCCAAGTGAATGGTTGATGATATCCCATGTTTAATTTGTCCAATGCTTTGATAACATCATATTTTGTATTGTTTGGACAATAGAAAAACATAAAACCACCTCCACCTGCACCACTTATTTTACCACCAGTTGCTCCGGCTGCTAAAGCCGTTTCATATAGTAATTCTATTTCAGGCGTACTTATTCCCTTTGCTAACATTTTCTTTTGCTGAAATCCATAATCCAATATCTCACCCAAATCATCTATATTCCCTTTTATCAAACAATCCTTCATTAATTTTGCTTGCTCTACCAATGCATGTAAAGATAATACCGATGTTTTATTTTTATTTTTCATTTTAGTAACTTGTTCTTCCAACACATCAGAACTATTTCTTGTAAAATTTGTAAAATAAAGAACCACATTATTTTCTAATTCATCCTGTACGCTATCTTTAATGCGAAGTGGATTTACAATCACATCATCTCCTTTAAATTCCATGTAGTTGAATCCACCAAATGCTGCTGCGTACTGATCCTGTTTTCCACCATTCTCTGCCAATTCAACTCTTTCTATTTGGATTGCCATTTCGGCTATGTCATATTCTCCCAATGGTAAATTGAATAATTCCATATAAACTCCAATAAGAGAAACAATTAATGTAGATGAAGTACCTAATCCACTTCCCGTTGGAACATCTTGCCAACTAACTATATCATATCCAAAAGGGTCTAACTTAAATCTCTTACATATGTGATTGTGGGTTGCTTTAAAGAGTTTTAATCCATAAGAACAATCTAACTCATTACTGAAATCATGCTCCTCTCTTTCCTCTTTATTTACCCAATAAAACGATACCTTACCATCTTCCCTCAATTCTAACGATGTATGAGTAAACAAACGAATTGTAGTATTAATTACTGCACCGGTATGGTGTTTACAATAATCGGGCATATCAGTTCCACCACCACCGAAACTAATCCTGAATGGAACTTTGCTCCTGTAAATTCTTTTCTTCATCTTCGGTTATTTGTCCACCGTTCTCTGCATACCAATTTTTTACATTTCTATCTCCGACTAAAAGAAAGAAACAATTGTAGCAAAGCGGTCTGATATTATCTAATTTTCTATTGTTCAAATTGCCATCCAAAAAATCTATGAGTAGTGGCATTTTACCATCCGTAATTCTGGCTTCACTAAATCCACAACTACCACAAACTTTTGGAACATATCCACTATCAAATAATTTATTTTTAAATTTATGTAGTGGATAGTGAAGATGTTTACCATCTATCAACTCCTCTATGTGATATTTTTTATTTTTAATCTTTTTTGCTTTCTCAATTCCAATACCATATGGATTTTTAAGGTCTTCGAAAATACCATATAGTTTTGCATACTTTTTGTAAGTATTGTAAGATACTCCTAACAATCGTGCAGCTTCAAATGCTGAACGGGATTTTTCTTGTGCTGCTTTTATTTGTGATTCAAGGAGTGGTTTTGCTCCCAATCCTCTTTTTCCCTTTGGTGTTTCATCTAAATTTGGGAAAAAATTATCCGTTTGTTCCATACTTATAACATTTAATTATAACTATAAGTATATCAAACTAACATTTTTATTAATTTTGTAAATGTCACATCTACCGAATCAGATGTATCCAAATCTACAAAAAATTGAATAGGTGGTTCATAATCTAATGCAAACTTATCTTCTCTACCTCTCATTTTTCTGGTGTGGCAATATATTTCTACAACTTTGCATTCGGATTTTAATCCTTCTCTCAAATTTCTATAAGGTGAAACTAAACTGATTACAACATCAACTCCTTCAGAATCTAAATACTTTGCAATATCAAATGCTTTTTGGATATTTTTTTCTCTACCTTCTTTAGAATAATCTTTGTTCGGAAATAATTCTCTTAACTTATCTCCATCAATATGTAGTACGGATTTTCTCCAGTTTCTTTTTTCTGTTTGTAACCAAAATTGTAACTTCTTTGCCAAAGTAGTCTTACCACTTCCTGGCTGACCTGTAAATAGGTAAATCATAACTTATTTCCTTTTTAATGCAAATTCTGCTGCTTTGTATGCTTTTGTGTTTTTATCGTATGCCAATGCTGATTTGATTTTAATCATTTTACCTGTATCTGGATTTTTTACTTTCTTATCTAAATCTTTTGGTAATAACGATTTTAAACTCATGTCGTTTCCTTTAGGTTGTTCCTTTTTAGTTGGCATTTGTTTTTCTTTTTCTGAATGATTAAATGTTTTTGCTGGTGCTTTTGGAACTTCATGTTTTACATGTTGAACCTTCATTTTTATATTTGGATATTTTTCTTTCAACTTACTAACTGCTGCAACGTTTTTGTGAGAGTCATCTATGAAGAAAACATCATTGTATCCCTTTTTAATTTTATCTTCAATCCAGTCTGCTTTCTTTTGTGGGTCAGAATCTCCCAATGCAACTACATACATCCCATCAAGTCCAATATCTTTTAAATAATCTTTAACTGGTTTATATGCACTTCTTGCAGTAAGTATAACTACCTTTCTTTCACCTTCCGATTTTGCAACTGTCTTTAGTAATTTTGTAATACCTTTTATTTCCTGTGGTTCTTGTACTTTTTCAAAATCAGAAAAATCAAATTGGTCATCTGATTTTGGTTCGTATATTGCGTATTCACCTGGTGTTAATTTAGATTCCTTACCCCCGGCATGCTTTACATATATAAATGAATTGGTTTTAACAAGAGTATCATCAAAATCAAATACTCTTAATTTTTTACCCGATGGTAGTTCTTCTTCGTTTATTGATTTGAACGAATTAATAAATGGATTGGAATATACTTTTCCAAATTCAACTTTCATTCCATTCCATAACGAAGATATAAAATTAACCATTCAATAAGGACTTTTTAGTTTTTGACTTTTTATTAAGTTCCTCATTTTCTTTTGTAAGGAATTCAACTTTAACACTTAATGCTGCGACTTGCTTAGTCAAATCTAAAATCATACTTCGCATCTCATCTTTTTCTTTTGATGATTCTGCTAATAATGCTTCCAACTTTGCAATACGGTCTTTGCAATCGTGTCTGATAAACTCATCATCTCTTTCTCTTTTCTGTGCTCTTTTTTCGTAATATCTAAATGCTGATGCACCTGTTGCTACGGTTAGTGCTGTAATGATTACCGAATAAAGATTTTCCATTATTCTTCTCCTTTATCGCCTAACTCGTGGTATCCGGTGTTAGCTTGGTTAATAAATTGCATTGCTTGTGAAATATGGTCAGTAATCCAACCTGGTAAGTTTTTTTCTTGAGTACCAATTTTACCTTTAAGTTCAGTAGCATTTTTCATTATATCTTCTAACTGACCCATAGCCATACCAACTTCGTGGTCACCGCCGGAATCTGCCTCCTGTACTTTATGCTTTAGTAATTCTGTCATTTTATTGAACACTTGTTCACCACCATCTTCACCTAAACGATATGCTCCACCCATTTTTTCATAAATCTTAATCCTATTTTTCATAGGCATTGATTTCTCTGCAAGTTTGTTCCAAATTTTTGGATGCGTTACTTCAAATTTCATATTTTTTAGTTGTATATACGGATATAAATATAAAAAAATTAGATTAAACTTTTTTTTCTATCCGCATATGAATGAATAAACTCATCTTCTTTTCTTTTTACAAATGATAAAAACGCATATCTACCAATTCCATCGGTAACTTCCGTAACCATATGTGGTATATCAAATGATTGTAAATCTATTATGGCAACATTACCAATTTCAGGAACTACATTATCCGCATTATTTAAAACTAAAATTCCTCCGTTGTTTACATCATAATTCTCATTTAAATAAATCAATATTGCACAAATTCGACCTGTTCCTGTTCCATCCGAATGATTATTTAAATAACAACCTTTATCATAATATGTAAATTCCATTAGGTGACTTAATTCTTGAGATTCATTAATATCAAAAAAATATCTAGTTATATCACCTAAACTTTTTTCTAAAAAATCACTTAAGTAATTAATTTTTGTAATACAATCTTTGGATTTTGAATCTAGATTAGTATCGATATTTACCAAAACATCATTTAATGCAGTGTGAAACCACAATTGGGCGCAAAAGTAATTTTTATTATTTTTTATCAAATCAATTATTTCATTTTTTTTGATTTCTGCGTCTTGAAATGATTGGTATACATCATCTACATGAACTTTATTTTCAATAACTACATAATCATTTTCTAAATTTAGAGTTTTTATCTTTGTGTTTACAGTTGCTTTTAAATTTTTACATCCATTTTTAAAATTTTTATTTTCGTTACATTGAAAATTTTCTTTTAATGTTTGAAAATATTCTGAATTAAATTCTTTTAAATTAAAAGTACAATATCCCTTTTCTTGTAAAAATTTTTTTGCTTCTATGATACTCATTGTATTTTATCTATTTCTAATTGAAAGTTACTAAATGCTTTATTTTTAAATTCTTCTTTTCTATCAATTCTTTTGATTATAGAATCGTAATGTTTTCTATTTCTATAAATATAATTTTCACAAACAATATAATTTTTTAATTTAAATTGATATATGTTTGCTCCTGTTTGATTTAATTTTTCAATACCCCACATTAAAAATGTATCATCAGGACCATACGCACCCATTGATTCTGGCAAAGGTATTCTATCTAATAGGGGCTTTGATAATAATGTAAACCAACCTGCTCCAAATTTAGTTCTTGGTTGTCCGGGAACATTGTTTATTACTGATAATAATTCAACATCACCAACCTCACCACTTTCAGAGAATGGATTATTTGTTTTGCAATAATCTAATTCTTTATTAAGGTAGTTTTCATTGACTAAACAATCCCAAGTAGTATCCCAATATTTTACTATTTCAGGAGTAATAAAATATTTATCAACATTTGGGTCGGTTTGTTTCAATCTATCAATACTTGCTTCCATATAATAAAGAATCTTATCATCAAAGCAAATATCAGTATCCAACCAAATAAAATGCGTTGCATCTTTACATTCCATATGTGCATATCGTTTACATTGAAATGCTCCAAATATTTCATCTCTTATTTGGTATGTTGCCTTACCGGCCCAATCCGTTAGTGGTTTCATTGAATTGAATCTATCAATAAAGAATTGTTTGTCTACTTTTGAATTTTCCCAATCAAATAAGTAATCGGAAATTGAAAATGAAATATAAAATTCATAATTCATTCCATCTATAAATTTAGATGCTTTATTCAAATCAACCAATACTCTTTCTAAATCATCCAACTCATGTGGCATTACGAAAGATGTTATAACTATTTTTTTCATTTGTATTTGTTTTCTATTATTTTTTTAAGTTCTTCGTTTCTATCATATTGATGAACTAATGTATATAGTTCACCCTTTGAGTTTTTAATTTCATCACCATCAATAGTTGGTAATTCTTCGGTATACGGTAGTGTATCTCCCTTTTTTAACTTTAAATGTAACTGAGCTGCAAATCCTTCTTGTTGTTTTACAAATTGAACTTTATCTTTCCATTGATACATATGAATTAAAATATTATATGCAGCTTGGTCGGCTAATTGTTGAGGATTTGCCGTTGTTAAACTCCATCTATAAATGTCAATAAACAAATCTTTTATTGCTTCTCTTTTACCTACAATCGTTCCTGCGCAATATATTTCTTTTTTTTGTAACCATTCCCATTCCATAGGAAAACTGGTTCCAGCATTTAATCTGGCCCACTCTTCATCTCCAAATTTTAAGGATTCACTAAATGCTAAAATATCTCTTTGCATCCATTTATTTAACCATTCGGTTGGGTCTTTTTGAAATACTATATCCTTTACATCAACCCAAATAATTACATCAGTTTGATAAGTTTGAAGTAAAGCATACATGTCTCTGAATCTTTGTAAAATAATGTGTTGCTGTTCTTCCGATTGTGCTATTAACCAACCATTATCATCCAAATATCGTATTACATCTTCCGATACATTATAAACCAACATTAATTTTTCTCCTTTATACCCACATGTATTTATGGATTCTACAAAAGGTCTAATTTGCTCTACACCATAATTTGTTAGAGAACTTATTATTGTATATTTCATCTTCTTCCGTATTTTTGCCAATCGTTATGCATGAACAATCCTTCGTTGTGTCCTACTTTATATTCTTGCTGAACCCACCATCTACCTATATTTCCTTCCAATGCAATTCCATCACCAGCAAATGGTTTAACAACATCTAAATAAAATTGTTTTTTGTATAAACATGGGTTGTTTGTCCAATTACCGTAACGAGATGTAGTCCAAAACATATCTTCTGATTTTTTGATTTGTTCTGAAAATTCAATATCAGCATCGCACCAATGTATTGAATCCAAAAGATGTGGTGATGTTGCTCCAATTTCTTCATCGAAATAAGTTAATTCTTCACCTTTATGTCTAAATGAAAAATGTGGATAACCTGGATTCTTTCTATGTCTTAAACGGACAACATCCATTCCCATTTCAATTGCTGATATACTTCTCTTCAATGTATTGTGTGTAGTTTCTTTATCTTCAATTAAATTCCAATCATGTTCTAATACTAAAACATAATCGTTCTTTGCATTTTCAGTTAATTTAATAAATGCTTTTCCAATTCCAATATTAGAATTCATACCAATAACATTCAATCCAAAATGCTTTGCTATTTGATAATCTTGTTCATTAAATTCCTGAAAAAGAATAGTTACATCATCAACTATATCAAATAATCCATTATTGTAATATGTTGTTAGGGTATCTACTAAAACTTGTCCACTATGCCAACTCAATATTCCTATACTAATTGGTAATTTATTCATACTTTATTTTTTAATATAACTTGTCCACAAATAAAAATTAAATTCATCATCTCTATATGGTTCTAATCCATTTTTGATAATTGCATCTCTTATACTATCATAATTTGTATCGGATTCATACGGCCATTGCCAATAATTGGTTACAAATTTCCAATATTCTGGATTCTTTGCATAGTCGTGTGCAATGATAACATCTCCACTTTTTAGATATTCCGAAAATATACTGAATTCTTTTGGTTTATCACCACCATCACATACGAACAAAGTTTTACCAGGTCTTTGAATATAAGAAATGATTTCATTAAATGATTTTTCTTCAAAACAATCTTCTACTCTGAAATCTATATCAGTTCTTTTTGTATGATTGATACTCCCATCAATATCATATGATACCACCATTGCATTTGGATTTTTATTATCATATAACCAAGATGTTAATCCACCATTATATGTTCCAATTTCAATTATATTATCAAATTCAGATATGTAGTTTGGATTTAATGCAAGATATACTCCCAATACTTGCGACATTTGAACACCATTATAAATGTTTAATCTCAAATAAGGATGAGAATTGTGCCAACCTGTTATTTCGGTAAAATTTATCTTGTCGGACATCGTATGCCATAACAATGCATTTAACATTATAGCATTAAAATCGGATTGTTCTTTTGTAACCATTATTGTAAATATTTTATAAAATTTGTATAATCATTTCTCTTTCGTTCATCCCATACTGGTTCATCGGATGTTGTACTCATTTCAGTTTCTATGTTAAAATTTTTCATAGTGGCTTTTGGAGATGGATTGCATTTGAATATATAATCATCGCCATACCATATTTTAATATCATCCGGAATATCTATCCAATTTGTTTTATCAAACATAATAAGACAACCCCAACCCCAATCTCTAACCTTATTATTCCATACTTCCAAAATAGGTTCATCTGAATTATTCCCTTTATAATTAAATTCAGATTGTCCAATAATACCATATTGTAATAAAATATCGTTTGTTATAACACCGAATATATTTGGATTAAAATTTATATCATCATTTACCAATGCAATAGATTGATTTTTTGCCAATTCAATTCCTTTATTCCATGCAGGATTAACATATATGTTTTCTCCAAATGAAATTAATCTAATTTTTCCTTCTGTTTTATCTTCTACTTTGTCAGATTTATTATCAATTATAATAATTTCATCTACAAATTCGCAATTTTTTAAATAAGTTAATAATTTAAAAGTTCTATTCGATTTCCAAAGTGTAGGTATTATGATTGTATATTTATCCATTGTATAAATTCTTCTAATGATACAACATTTAACATATGTCTATGCGTTGAATAATATGCATATGTTTTATAATTTTCAATATTTGGTTCGTATGGAATATTAGTACCTCTACGAATTATACCACACCCATAATCGGTATCAACTACTCTAATATCTAAATCTATTCTTTCAACTCGCAATTCGGCGATTGCTTTCCATACATCTCCGGTCCATTCTCCACCATGATCATTTCTCTCCTGCATTTTTTCAGTTGTTGGTAAACAATCGTGGCAAACAATCGTTCCATTATCCGATAAATGATTTAATGAATTTTCTATATCTTTTAATACTTGGTCGTTGTGATGTAATCCATCAATAAAAATTATATCAAATTTTACATCTTCTGAAATCGATTCAAAGTACTCATCCGATGTTCCTACGAATGTAACCTCTCCTCTCGGAAATGGGTCAATTGATACTTTACATTTTGCATTTATTAATTCAAAATTAGATGTAGGGTCTTGTGTTCCAATTTCTAAATAAGATTTGTAACCAAATTTAGCTATTAGTATGTTTATTATTTCTGTACGTTTCATATTCTTCTATTAATTTATCCACTACTTGAATTTGCGTATAATTGTTTAACACCTTTTGCATTCCATTAAATGCTATCCTTTCTCTTTCCTGCTCATTTTCATTATAGTAATTTATTTTTTCTATACAATCGAACATATCGTTGTATAAAATGATTTCATCACCTTCCGCAAATAATTTATAAAGTTTTGCTTCATCTGGTAATCTGTCTGTTATAACCAATTTACCGCAAGCCATACCTTCGAATATTCTACGAGTAACCTCTCTCCACCTACTATTTTGTATAACGATTAATCCACTATTTAAAAATTCAGTATGTTCTTTTGGTCCCATACCATTACGATTACCAATTACACCCTCTGCCCAATTTGTTAGGTAATCAAGAAATTGAGAACCACCTGGTCCCCTAGTTGTAACTGCAACATATTTTGGTTCAACATTCATTGGAAATTGAACCATAGTATCTGCCCAATGTGTAATCCATCTAACATTTATACCTCTTTTTTTATATTCCTCATATGAATTTGCAGCAGGTGTTATGGTTAAATGAAATCTATTTGCTTTTGGAAAGTTTCTTTCAAAGTTTTGTGGGTCATCTCCACTTTCTTGTATCCAAAATGCATTTGGTTTTAAGGATTTATCTAACCACTTTGAATCAAATCTACCCCAATCCATAAATAATACAATATCAGTATGTGTATCTTGCTGAATCCATAATTGTAATTGGGAATCATCACCATTAGCAATTGATACTATTTCGGTTTCCCAACCTCTTTTTTTAAATTCATTTACCAATGATAATGGTGTCGACCATTGTTCACCTTGTTTGTAATCGTATATAAATGTTATTTTATTTTGCATAATTATTTTTTGGATATGGTTCATAATAGTGGTTTACATTACTATTAAATGCGTTAAAAGGATTCCAATCAATTCCATTTTGAATGTAATTTATTTCAGCATCTACTCTAATAAATTTATCTGATTTTTTTGTATTTATTGTTTTTATATATTTTGCTTTTGCCCACCAAAAATTTCCACCATACATTTGTGTTGGCTTTTCATTATAAATTTTACTTAATAAATTTATACCATATGTATTACAATCAGTTTTTTCAAAAATTTTAAAAACATTATTTACTTTTTCTATATTAAAAAATTGTAATAGATTCCTCCAATCGCAAATATAATTGTAAAATGCATGGTTTATTTTAGAAGCACCTTTGGTGTGAAAATAAAAAACATAATCTTCATCTTTAAATGTATCTTTATCCGTTTCAATCAAATCTAATGTAACAAATTCGTTTCCTTTACATCTAATATCTTTAATCTTATATTCCAATTTATTGTATCCATAAATTTTTTCAATAATATATCTCGATGTTATATTTTCATCTGCAATAGAAATACCAATATTCAATGTATATGGGAATTGAAAAAATTTTTGAATCAACGTCAATTGTTCATCAATTATAGATTCAACTCCATCAATAGCATATATGTGATAATAAATGTGTACCATTATAAAGTATCGTAATAATTGTTTTGCTTTTCTTGTCTTTCAATTGTTTTTGGATGTTTAATACAATAAATTTCATCAGTTGGAAATGCTGTATAATTTTGAAATCCTACAATTCTTTCGTGTACTTTCCCACTCCAGCCTATCTTATCAGAGTTTTTGTAGATACGAGTTTGAACATCTGGGAAATTAACCCAACCTTTTTCATCCACTCTCCATCCCCATTTTTGAATATGCGCTTCAGTTAATCCTTCAACCGTATTAATACGAGGAACAACAATCATATCTTTATCTCCGTTGTTATTTAATATATCCTCCAAATTATCAATCAAATCTGGCTCTAAATATTCATCGGCATCTAACTGAAATATCCACTCACCTTTACATTGTGAGTTCAATAGGTTTTTCCATTGTGCAAAATCATTATCAAATTCGGATTCGATTAGAGTAATGTGGTCTGCGTTTGCCTGCAACTCCAAATACTCAACCATTTCAGTAGGTGCTTTTGGTGTATCTAAAAGAATTACAACTTCTGAATTTTCTCCCTTATAATTCAATAATTGCGTAACTAATCTTATAATCTCTTCATGCTCATTACAAGCTGTTATTGCGTAACTTAATTTCATCTATATAACTTTTTAATTTATCAGTTGGTTGCCATCCTAATCTTTCAATGGCATCATTGTTAATTCTTAATGTTTCTCTATAATTACCTCTCACATCATCTACATATTCCCTTCTAATATCACCAAACATATCGGCAACTTCATTTAGAGAATAATTTTTACCAGTTCCTAATTCCCACGCATCTTGATGCTTTTCATCACTCTCCGCAATACGGATTAAACCATCTACGATATCATCAATGTGAGTAAAATCTCTCCTTTGTTCACCATCACCATGTATTTTAATTGGTTCTCCGTTTTTGATTGCGGCTCTCCAAATTCCAATTACTGCTGCCATATGAGAATCTACTAATTCGCCTGGTCCATATACATTATAGAATCTTACTATTTCTGCGTTTAACCCATAAATACCTTTATACATTTTAATCCATTCCTCACCCATATGTTTACTCATAGCGTATGGTGATAACATTGGATTATGATGACGAGATGATGACCCAGCGTATATTAGTTTTGCTCTAATTGGCATTGTATATTCTATTACCTGTCTGGTTCCATCTACGTTTACGGAAAATGTTAATTGTGGTTTATAAAAAGATGGTTGTATTCTACTGATTGCTGCTAAATGAAATATGTATTTATACTCTTTAATTTTCATATTATTCATACTTCTAACATCACCATTTAAAAAGTTAGAACCTTCTGCAATTACTGCTTCGTTGGCACCTATGTAAAGATTATCTAAAACATCAACATTATATCCCCTTTTAATAAGTTCTTTTGTCAATGCATATCCAACAAATCCGGCACCTCCTGTAACTAATATGTTTTTCATATTAAAAATTTGTATAATGAAAACTACTACCGCTTGGATATCCATTTGTAGTTGATGTGGATGGATTATATGTAAGAGTACCATAACCAGGTGTTGCTGTTATAGTTCCGTTTGGTATTCCCTGTCCGCCTACTCCAATTGAAACTCCACCATCATTTACTTTTTCTAATTCCTCTTGTATTTCATCCCATTGTGCAGGTGTAATATTATATGAGTTTGCTGCTTTTGAAAATCCCTTTAACCAAATAACAAATTCTTTTGATGTCATAACCTATTATACATTTCTTTTTTGTGATTTAATATCTATTCCAACTACATTTTTATTTTTAGGTGTAATTTCGTTTACATCCATATTTAATTCTAATACTTTTCTTAACCCACTTATTTTATAAGTTCTATAAGAGTCACTTGTTATAGTAGGCATTTTACTTATAGTTTTTTCATATATTTGTTTAGCATTTCCTCTCATTTGTAATCTTTCCGTTTCTTCATTTACAAATTTTCCAAAAAATCTTTTAATTGCATTTGGGTTTATATTAGAAACTTTTATACAATGAATAATATCTTTTGTTTTAGAAACAAACAACGTAAAAACAATAGGTCCTGTAGTTTCTGTAAATCTTGTTTTTTCACCATCTATATATTCGTATTCTTTTATTAGGTAAAATTTACCTCTTGTCATTTTATTTGCAGCTATTACGTTTTTATCATCCACAAATTTACGATATATTGGATTATAGTTACTCATTACTTATTTAACATTTTAAGTTTTGGTAATTGTATTTGTTGAAACTTTGGTTGTATCTTACTATAAATACCATACTGATTTAAAATAGTATCAAACAATTTAGTCATTTTTTCCAAACTGAAATTTTGCTTATTTTGTTTACCCAATTGAAAAGATGCAACTTTATACTTATCATAATTTTTATAAACATCTTTAATACTTTGCAATGCTTTTGAAATATTTACATTAAACCATTGTGATTCTTTTAATAGGAATTGGTCTGCTGCCGATTCGTGTACATTTTTCAATTCACCTTCTAACAATACCGCACCTTCTTTTAAGAAATCTAAATGCCCACTCCAATTAGAAACAATCACAGGCTTACCTGTCAAACTGAATTCTAATAAAGGTCTACCAAATCCTTCACCTTTTGTGAAGTTTAACATTGCTTTTACTTTTGGGTGTTCATATAATCCATTCAATTCATATGGCTGCATATCACCGTGTATAAGGTATACAGGAACTTTACCATAATCTTTTCCCAATGCTTCTCTAATTTTTTTAATCGTATTTTCTCTATCTAAAACACTAAATGTAGCTGATGATGTTTTTAATACCAATGCTGGTTTTACTTTCTCATCTTTAAACGCCATTGCGAATGTTTTAATCATCATTCCTACATTCTTTCTATCTTCTCCCAAATCACCTCTTAACCAATGTCCTACGAATAGAAATGCGAAATCTTCTTTTATTTCATCTAACACATCGATGGTTGCAACCGTATCTGTTCCGAAATCCATTTCATTAAATCCTTCAAAAAGAACCTCAACAGGTTTTTCAATTTTGTGTTGCCTAATCAATTGACCTGTTTGTTGATTTGCTTCGTTGTAAACAGTTCCTACTAAACTTTTCTTTGCATGTTCTGATGGTGTTATAATTAAATCCATTCTGTTACATCCTTGAATCCAATCTAGTGCACATGCTGTTGTTTCAATACCAGCTGTAATACCAATATTATAATATCCAATTGGTTGAAATTCATTTGGAACTGTAACTTGAATGTAAATATCTGGCTTTTGCTGAATGTTTGGTATAATATTATCTACAATCCATTTATGAAATTCGTTATTATAATTCAATGCATCCATTGGTGTAATTCCCCAACGAGTACTGATAATTTTAATATCAAATTTATCCAATTTGTAAAGAGAGTGTAATAGGTCTCTCGCGTGGTCACCATACCCACTTCTTGTTGCTACTGGTGCTTGAAATACTAATGTTGGTTTCATATTGTAACTAATTGATATTTTTTAATAGGTTTCCAATTTGCAAATGCTCCTTCCATACCATCTATTAAAGATTGGCACATATATTCTCTACTTAAATTTCCTTCTCCTAACATCCATTTTCTACCTTTCATTCCTGCTTCTTTTCTTGCTTCTCTTCCATGTGTGTTCTTTTTATAACGGTCATGCAAAGAACCAATTTCTACATAATCTTCTGCGGTTAATAACTTACCACTACCTTTTACTCTAAATCCACATTGGTCTTGCATACCACCCGTTACATTTACAATAATCGGTGTACCCGCCATAACCGATTCTGCGGTTGCCAATCCAAATCCTTCATTGGATGCAACGTTGATTGTAACATCTGCCAAATTATAAAGATAATTAAGTTCTTGTTCGGTGTAACGATTTGATGCAAATATGATTTTAGAATCAGGTATACAATGTTCAATAAATTTAGGTAAATCTGTACCATTTTCATCAACAGGAGATGTATGCATTACCATACAAACTCTATCTTGCTGTTCTGGTCTTAATGTTTGTCTAAATTCATCAAAAGCAAGCATTGCATCCATTGGTTGTTTTCTACGAATGTTTCTATTTGACCAATAAAGAACAAAATCATATTCTTTATCACCAAAGATACTTTTTTTAAAATCTTCAGGAACTTCTATAGGTTTGTAATCTTCCGAATTGATACCATGTGGTACATAACTTACTTGCCAATTTTGTGGTCTGTTCCAATACTTTTCTTTATCCCATCCCCAAACTCTTTTGGTAATACCATAAGTTTGTTTTGAAATGCATCCAATCCAATCACAACTTTCGTAATAATCTCTGTTGTATTTTGGGTCTGGCAAATCATCCCAAATGTGATAAAAGAATAGTGGAACTGATTGGCGGATTTCATGTGCCATTTCATATAACCAAATCCAATAACGAGGGTCGGTAAAGTGTAGGATTGCATCAGGCTTTTCAATCATCAATAACTGCCTAATCATATCGGGATTTCCATAACCATCCGATGGGTAAATTTTTACATTTGCATCTTCAACTCCGGTTTTCTTTCTAACATCTTCACTCAAATCCATAACTTTACCGGCTTCAGGATGTTTGATTGCTGCCCCTAATTGTACCCAATCATACTTATCAACCGTTCCTAATACTAATTGTTTTGAAACATTTGCGATACCACTCGCCATTCGGAGGTCATCAGATAATAACAGAATTTTCTTTTTTGCCATAACTAATTTTAAATATATATTGTTTTTACTTAATTTTTTCCATCACAATGTGTTCCATAAAATTCACACCAACCACATAACTTCGATGGTTTTTTGTGATAGTTTATACCCAATCGGTAATTACCCGTTTCATCAAATACACTTTCCACAAATCCTTTAAATCCTGTCCATGCTTTGTTTATGGATGGTTTTCCATTTGCAGGAATATGTTTACTCATTCGATGTGTTGGTATATCCTCTCTGATTGTCACCTTACGTTTTAATATAATAAATTCCACATCAATCATATCTTCGGAAATACCAATCAACTCTGCATAGAACTTTTTGTAAAGAAGTATTTGTGAATTTTTGACTGGGTCTGATTTTTGATATTTACTCCAACCAGCTGTTGATGTTTTGAAATCTATAATACGATACTTACCTGTAAATGTATCTCTGATAATCAAATCTATAAACCCCATAAAGTTTACACCCTCTGCAATTTTAGTATTAATTGGTTGTTCAATTGCAACCAATTCATCATGCTTAAGTGAAAAGAACTTATTGAAGTTTTTAGATTTTTGAAACCAATCTAAAAGAACATTACCATCTTCTAAAAACTCAACCATTTCCTCTTTAGTACAAACGTTCAGAGTTCCGCCTGCAGAATCTTTAACATAGGTTTCTCTCATTCTCTCTTTGAGATATTCCTTTAAATCAATCATCTTATCAGCTTGTGATTTGGATATTCTTAAACACTTATCTAAATAGTGTTGAAGTGTTTCATGCATTGCCGTTCCAAATACGGAATGTATATTAGATGTGGATTGTGATAATCCATCTATGTATGCTAATTTGTATTGTTGTGGACAACTACTCCACATACTATATTGTGAAAATGATACTCTTGCCATATATCTAATATAACCATTTTATTTGTATTTACCAAATTAATATTAATTTATACTAATTTTTCACCTTCTAAAATAGGAAAACATAGTATTGCGAATCTTCCAGGTCCTCCTGTTACTTTTGATACGCCATGTCTAATGTTGTGTTTTGATAAATCCATAATAGCAACATTACCAATTTCAGGAACTACGTTTTCATCATTTAATAATAAAAGGCCGCCATTTTCTGCTTTATAATTTTCGTTCAAATAGATAATAATTGAACAATAGTTTACTCCAACACCATCCTGATGTTGTGTAAATCTACAATCTTTATTGTATAAACTAAACATCAGTTCGTTATTATTTATTTTTGCTGTATCCGATAAATCATAAAAATATTTTACAATATTATTTATTTTATCACTTATGTATTTATTTAAGTTTGAAATTTTATAATTTGAATTTTTTTTCAAATAATCATGTACATCTATTGTATGGCAATAATACCAACATTGTGTTGTATTTGGTGTTATACCATCTTTTTGATACCAATCGTATTTTTCTATTAAACTTTTTTTGAAATTTTCCATTTCTTCAAAAGTCTTATATTGAAAGGTTGTTTGTAAATCGTTTGCATCAAATCTTGCTTTCAAGAAAATTTCACTTAAATTTTTTTCTTCAGAACAATTAAGAAAGTTTTTTATAAATTCAAAAAATTCTAAATCAAAATCTTTTAAATTAAAAGAACAATATCCATTTTTTAAAAATGAATCTTTTGCATCATTAAAGTTAATATTCATAATAGTTTTATAATAAATATTATATCTTTAATTTCAATTTAGTTATTTGTTTTTTATCAGTTCCATATTTTTCGCAAATATATTTTATATTTTCTCTACCTTCTCTAGTTGAGTAAAGAACTTCTATATATTCCAATGCTTCTTTTTCCGAACATTGAAAATCTTTTTTAATTAATTCAACTAAAAAATCTTCGTATTTGTCAGCTGATTTTCCTTTTATATATTTTAAAAAGTATTTGCCTTTTGGAATAACACTAATATACAACTTATACATTTCCTTTGGTTGCAGGGTTTGCGTCAAAGGTAGTAAAGTTGCAATCAACTCAACCCACTCTGGTTTCATAGAAAGAAAACGATTAATCATAAAGTTACTCCATGATTTCAAATCTTCTTCGGAAAGTTTTTCAAAATACTTTGGGTCTTGCTCTGCTGTTATTGCGTTTAAATGGTCAAATAACTTTTTAACTGCCATTATTCTATAATTTTTTTATCTTTTAATTCATCAGGCAAAAGGTCTTGCAAAGGTTTACCACATTGTGTACAAAGGTACATTTCAATTGGAAGTATACTATCTTTTGCACCACCTGTAATTAAACGTGATACCTTTCTAAATCTAAAACCTGGCATAAATGTATCATTACCACACTCACAGAGCATTTCTCTTGCATCTGTTAATTTGAAATTCATTGGTAACCCTTGTCCTTGTTGTTCCATTATTTTATAATATTTAAAATTTGAATAATTGTACTCATAAATACGATTTCTTTATCTACTACTAATGCATCTTTGGATAATCCATCTGCAATAGTTAGGATTACGTTTGAATCTTCATAAACAAATTACGTTTGTCATCATTTGATTTTAATAGGTCAATCAATTTCGTTTGGAAGTTTGATTCAACCATCACTTTGTGGTCTACTTTCAATTCTCCCTTTGCAGATTGTAATTGACAAGTGTTAAGTATTCTACGGATATCTGGATAATATGAATTAATCACATCGGCCATATTCTTTGGTTCATACTTAATTTTTTCGGAATCCAATATCTTTGCTACTTGAACTGCTACATCCTTTTTAGTTGGAGGTGTAATTGCGAAAGACTGACATCTACTTTGGATAGGGTCAATGATTTTCTCAATATAGTTACAAGTTAAGATGAAACGACAATGCTTACTGAATGTTTCCATTAAGTTACGAAGGATTGCCTGTGCTCCCGGTGTCATATAATCAAACTCATCAAGGATAATCACTTTAAATCCTGCGAAACCTACCGATGATGCGAAGTTCTTTACCTTCGTTCTTACGGTATCCACATTGTTTTCATCCGATGCGTTAATAATCATAAAGTCACATTTGATAGTGTTTACGATTAACTTTGCCAATGTTGTTTTACCTGTGCCGGCTTTTCCATACAACAATAGATGTGGTATATCATTGGCATCTAAATATTGCTGAATTGTTTCTTTGATGGTCTCATTACCAACATAGTCAGCAAGAGTTTGTGGGCGGTATTTCTCCACCCACAAACTATGTTCTCTTTTGTTTATATCGTTTGCGAAAAAACTCATATTAATTTCCAGTTGAACCGAATCCACCTTCGCCTCTTTCGGTGTTAGATAATTGTTCTACTTCTTCAAATCTGATTGTTGGATATGGTAGGATTATGATTTGTGCAATTCTATCACCCACTTTGTAATCAACTTCATCAATTCGAATATCATTTTTTCCATATACCTTTTTGAATGTAGCTTGTAGTTCACCTCTATATCCACTATCAATTACACCAACGCAGTTTGTTAATGCTAAATCAGTTTTTCTAATTGATGAACGAGGGAATATCAATCCTACAAATCCTTCAGGTATTTCTAATGCAATACCCATTCCATAGGTTACATCAAATGTTGTATTAGATATGATTGATGTTGCCACCAAATCCATTCCGGCATCCCCATACTTTGCATATTGTGGAATTACAGCATCTTTATGTAGCTTTTTAATCTTTACTATCTCCATTTTCTTTTTCTTGTTCTTTTCTAATTTGTTTTGTATCTTCGGAAATTGGTCTTGCGAATATTTTAAATTCCATACCATTTTGTTTAAATGTCAACACATCACCTTCCATTGGTTGTAGTTGTAATACCAATGGTGATGGTTCTGTATTTTCACCTTGCCAACCAAATACTACAGGTTCGTTATTAAAAAATTGAAAACACCATTCAGCATCTCCAATTGTTTTTGGTTGTTCAATTTCTACACTACCTTGTAATTGTTCTTCCTCTATTGGGAATAATTCTAATTGTTCGTTTGTCATTTTATTAATTTGAAATTTCTACTAAATAATACTTACATACAAAATCATCAATTTGGAATTCAACATTTGATAAACCATCAGTTGAAACTTTTAATTTAGCATTAGTTGCTTCTTTGTTTGCTGTAAGAATTTCCTTTAAATATTTTGAAGAGAATGAGATTGGTTTTACTTCACCATCAAATCCCTTAATTGCTGTGAATGTTACTCTGTTTGTCGAAATTGAAGAATAACCAATTGCCATTTTCAAATCACCACCTTCTGTAAAGATTGTGAAAGTATCTACATCACTCAATGCACCCTTTGCTTTGATGAAACGGTCTACCATTTGTGATGTCATATCAATTGTAATACCAAAATCAGGCAACGCCTTCAAATCTGGAACCGGAGGGATAACACCCAAATCAGCCAACTGATACGATGTTTCCGTATCATCGGAACTTAATTTTAAGCTAACGGATTTATCTCCTGCTTTATCAACTTTC